TAACACTATATATACTTTCATCAGTTATTTGTAATTTTAATCTATCTACATTTGGTTCTTTAGGGAATAAATAAAAATATTGTTTGGTTACATTTTGTAATTTAGACATATAATAACTTTTTAGAAAAAAGTTAGCAAAAATCTTTATTTTTTAGAAAAATCTTTATTTTTTTAGAAAAAATTTAATAATAAATATATATTATTATTTATGTTTCATTATTTCTTTTCTAATACCATATATCTGTATAATGAACTAAATTTAATTTCAGCTTCACTCATCTTTGATTTATTTTCCCATGTATCCAAAATGTCCTTAAAATATTCAGATTTTACTAGCTTATATCCTTTAGTAATAAAGAACTCCACCAAATTATCAAAATTAACTAAATATTCACCAGCATGTTCACCTATTGTTTCAACATAAACCGCAATTTCTTGACCATATTTTTCAAATGTATTATCTTTGTATAATCTTTTAATTCCAATTACTTTTTTGCCATTTTTGTTAAAATCATATGATTCATTATATTGGATGCTGTTTTTGGCTAATAGATTAAATACCAAATTTCCATCCAACGTAGTAAATATAAAATACCCTCCTTTTTTAATATTCTTATCAATTGTTGCAAATAGATTAGATAATGTTTGTTCATTTCTCAACATATAATGTATTGCAAACTGCATGCTAATCGAATCAAATTTATGTGTACCAAATTTGTTACTAATATCCATATTAAGATCACCTTGAACAAATTTTATTCGTAAACCATGTTTCATTCCATCTAATCGACGTTTAGCTTCATCAAGTGCGACTTGATCAATATCATGTACAGTTAAATAACGAATATGATTATTAACCCACTTATGTACATCACCACCTCTCCCCCCAGATAATTCTAATACATTATGATTTTTTCTAGGTTTGCCAATATATTCTTGATATAACATATGTTTTACTACTCTACTATGAAAAACATTCATCATAATAATATCACATTCTTTTCTTGATTTTCCTTTAAAATATCTAGACATTTTCACCGATTTAGGAAGGGGTGATTTTCCTGTAATTATATCACTTGTAATTGGATCAATATGTAATGAGTTCCATGTATCATATGCAACTGCAAAAGCATTTGGACCAAAAAACTTTCGCATTCGCATTGATTTTTGATAATTTTCTGTTTTATCTACACGTACGCGCAATGGTATCCATTTTTTATCATAATAAAATTCTACAACTGTATTATCTTTTAGGGTGTTATTTTTCACCAAATATGTTTTCTGATTAAGATTTGGTACTTGAAATTTGATCGGAACATAATATGCATTTCTAGAATACATTGGAAATAATTTCTCATGATCGTTATCTGGTCTCATTTTGTATTTATCCATATCAACTTTATTAATCGTAACGAATAAATAAAATAATCCTTTTTCTGGACTTTGCTTAACTAGAAAATCAACAGTTAATTCATTTAATGGCTTCCATTTATATGCGGTCGATCTAAATCCAGTATTAGTAGGAGTAAATACTAAACCATCTATTTTATATGGAAACTTAGTATGATTATAAATTTTATCAGATGATTTTATCATATCTGACATATAATACTTTTTTGTACAAATTTTAAATTCATCACTTGATTTAATCCCTTTTTCAAATTCTTGAATATATTTATATCTTTCTGGTAAAAATTTATCAGTAACTTCTTTACCTTTGTAAATTAAAATATCAAAAGTATAAAATGAGTTCAAATAATTAATATATTCACCATTAATTAATGAATTATGCAATGATTTATCTTTTAATTCTAAGGGCAATTTCCTAATATTACTACGATCATTAATTAAATAAATTGCACTCTTCGTAACAAAAATAAAATTATTTTCTCCATCAGCTTTTTCTGTTACAGAATAATTTTTAAATATATTGTTAATATTAGTGCTATTAAGTGCAACTAAATGATTTGTAATTTTTTTAAAATTTAGCATATGAGGTGGAATTCGTTTGATACTTCTATTAAATTCAAACTTATCTGAAAATAAATTTTGAATATCTTTTAATATGTGTTTATTATCATTTAACCCATTGTTTTTTATCATTGTTAATTGTTTCTCTATTTCCTTTAAATTAAGTATGGTTATATTATCTAAATATTCAATTTCTAACTCGTAATGATATTTATAATTACTTAATAATTGTTTAATATCTTTTATATTTTCATTTTTTATATCTAGATCATAAACCTTGGTAAAATCAAATCTCCATTTACCGTCTTTACTTATACGTGATATACGATCTTTAAATCTAAAACAATCATCAAATGATTCATTCGGTTTATTTAATTCTATTTCTTCTGATAATGCAATGCGACATTGTAATAAATTTAAATTAATCATATGTACTCTATTTTTTCGTCGATATTCTGTTTTTATAGCTGTATTATTTTTATAAGTTATAATTTTTTGAGAATTACTTTTACTTTTACATACTAACATCATTTCATTTGTATGAGGTAAATCACTATATAATTCATTCATATTTAATATTTTTTTATATTTCTCAAAATCAATTTCACTTTTGAAAAAATGTTCTTGAAAAACTCCTAATCGAATTTCAAATTCCAGATTACTTTGGTCTGTTTTTTTCAGGAGATTTATTATATGACTCCTTTCATTGTAAGATAATATATTATCCATATACTATTGATAATATAAAAAATATATATAATTAATTAGCATAAATATTACATATAAGTATTTAATCCATTTATTTGTTTATTAATTGAACCTGTTATAAAAGTATCAACTTTCACTAACATTTCATCTTGAATATCTTTATTAGTTTTAAATTTGGTATTTCCATTCAATTCTAATACATTATTTCTATCATGAAAAACATCCATATGCTTATTATGTAATCGTTCTAAATATGCATCTGGAATATTGTCCTCGCCGATTCTTGATCTTTGATTAATTCTTTCTTTACATATATCTGGTGGAGTATTAATATAAATGATACCATTCAAATCAATTTTGAAATTATCAAACCAAAAATTATAAATATCCCATTCCATCTTAGAAATTCGATTATCTTCAAATAACATTTTTGCAAATATATTTTTATCTGTAAAAATAGACCGCTCACTAATGATAATTCTAGGTCCATCCTTCATTGCTTCCTTTAGAGCTTTAAGACGAGTTATATAAGCATAATTTTGGAATGTGTATCCCCATCGAGTTTGATCTTTGTAAAACTTCTGTAGAAGATTCATACCATCTAGATCAACTGTATTCTCCCAATTTGCAACTGGTTCATCTAAAATATGATATTGTGGTCTCTCTTTCTTTAGAATATCTATAAATGTAGACTTTCCTGAGCCAATATTACCATCTAACGAAATAATTATATTAGACATTTTATTAATAATATAATACTGAATTCTTAGATTGTATTCACTTTTAGTAATCAATTTTTATCTAAAAGTTGAAATCATTCTCTTATTATTTATATAAAGATATATCAATAATAATTGATAATAATGGCTAAAATATTAGTTATTGTAGAAAGTCCTGCAAAATGTTCCAAAATTTCACAAATTCTCAATTCAATTGATAAAGATAATAAATACATTGTAAAAGCAAGTATGGGACATGTGCGTGACTTACCACATAATAAATTTGGAATTAATATTAATTCAGAATTTAATAAATTTGATCCCGATTATGAAATTATAACTGGTAAAGGAGTTCTTGTGAAAGATCTCAAATGTCATGCCAAAGGTTGTGATAGTATTATCTTAGCGACGGATCTTGACCGCGAAGGTGAAGGCATTGCTTCTCATTTAGCTCATATCCTTAATCTAAAAAATCCAAAACGTATTGTTTTTAGTGAGATAACAAAAACAGCTATTAAAAAAGCACTTGATAATCCAATTTCAATAAATAAAGAAATGGTTTCTGCATATGAAACACGCCGACTACTTGATAGAATTATCGGTTATAAATTATCTCCTGTTGTTAAAAAAAATATTACAGATAGTTTTGATACCAAAATATCAGCTGGTCGAACACAATCAGTTGTTTTGAAATTAATATGTGATAAAGAAGACGAAATTAATAAATTTGAAAGTAGTGGTTACTATAGCGTGAATGGTTATTTTGAAAAAGATCTTAATTCTGTTTTGAATAATCGCATAGAAAATAAAGAGGTTACTCTTGAATTTTTAGAAAAATGCAAAACAGCTACATTTACCGTAGGTGATGTACGAATGAAGATCGTGCAAAATAAACCACCAGTTCCTTATATAACATCATCAATGCAGCAAGATGCAAATACAAAATTAAAAATGCCTATTGCAGTTAGCCAAATGTTAGCTCAAAAATTATATGAAGGTGGTTATGTTACCTATATTCGCAGTGATTCATCTAATATAGCTGAGGAATTCTTACCAACTATTGAAAATTATATTACATCAAAGTTTGGAGAAGAATATTTAGATATCAAACAACAATCAGCGCCTAAAAAAACAAAAAAGGCTGTTGAAACACAAGATGCACACGAATGTATTCGTCCAACTAATCTAAATATTACAGTTGATGATATTCCAGATGAACAACAAGCACGTTTATATGATATGATTTACAAAAGAACGATAGCATCACAAATGAAGAATAAGAAAATTAATAGAACAACTATAACAATTAATATTTCAAATGTAGAAGAACATAAATTCATAACAGAAGAGGATATTACAATCTTTAAAGGTTATACAATAATATATGATCCAGATAGTGAATTAGAAGAAAGTGAATTGAAATGGATAAAAAAAGGGATTCAATTGCTCAAAGAAAAAATAATTGCAAATGAAAAATTTACACAGCCACCACCTAGATATACAGAATCAACAATTATTAAGGATTTAGAAAAAAAAGGAATTGGCAGACCGAGTACATATGTAACATCATATCAAACAAATGTGAATCGTAATTATATTATAAAATCAAATAAAGCAGGTAAAAAACGAAAGTGTTATACAATTACATTGAGTAAATCTAATATGATGAGTGAAGTAAATAAAGAACAAACAGTATCAGCAGAAAAAAATAAATTATATTCAACTGATATTGGTAGAATTGTAAATAAATTTCTGAATGAGAATTTTTCAGATGTTATTAATTATGATTTTACTGCATTGATGGAAAAACAACTTGACAATATTGCAAATAAAAAAAACAAAAAAGACAATGTCTTATCAGAATTTTATAGAACATTCTATCCAAAAATTAAAAAATATGAAAATAATGCAGGTAACAAAAAACATTTAGGAGATTATAAAGAAAAACCAATTTATTTATGCATTTCAAAATATGGACCTATGTTACAATGGGGTGAATATGATAAATCTAAACCTAAACCGTTTGCAACATCTATATCTGATGAACAATATGAAAGTTTAAGTTTACAAGGTTCAATTAAAATGATTGAGAGTAGGTCAAAGTATCCAATTGAATTAGGATTATATAAAAAAAATAAAGTTATGTTATGCAAAGGACCATATGGGTTATATCTTAAACATAATGGAACTAATTTTAAAATTATTGAAGAAAAAGAAGTTACTTTAGCAGAAGCTAAAGATATTATTGATAAAAAAATAGATAAAGAATTTCCTAAAACGTTAGGTAAATTAAATAGAAAGGATATTAAATTATGCACCGGTCCATATGGACTATATTTGAAATATAACAATAAAAATATTAAGATCCCATCTAAAAAGGCTGTTAATAAAGAGGAAGCAATTGAAATTATTAAGAAATATACTAAATAAATCGATTGTTTTTTTAATGTTCATAAACATATTCGGGTTTCTAATAAAAGGTGGTATTTTATTTTTATAACAAAAAATATGATGATATCATATTTAATGAGATAATTCCGGTATATACTGTTTTTTTGATTTATGGTTATTTCATAGTAATAATAATTAAGAAATAAGATAAGTAATTTCAATTTATATATCAAAATTATTTAGTAATATGCTAAATAAATCCGTAATATTTTTTTTTATCTATAAATATTTCGGGATTTTTATAACATATATAAAATGATCCTATATTTATTGAAATCATAGTTATATTCATAATTATGGGATTCATTTTTTATATTAGAATAATAAAAAATAAGAATAGTTTAAATAATTTCAAATTTTATATAATTACAGATTTTTATATAAACATACAAAAATATATTTATATAATTAAATACAGATTAATTCATTGTCAATAATCCATTGCACAAATTGATCATACCATGATTTATAATTTTGATGCCATGGCTTGAACATTGGATCATCCTCTGATGAATAAATCATAGGATGTAAATCATATTCAATTTCAGGAATTTTGGATGTGTTAAATTCTTTAATATCTTCCTCATAATCTGTTTTCCACTGAGTAAAATCATAATGCCAAATAGCATATTTACGATGCCAGTCTTTTACCCATGGATATTGAGCTTGCATGGGTATAGGAGCTTTTGGTAATTTTTTCTTAGAAAATTTGTTATAATAATCAGTTTTGGTAGAATCATCTACTTGTGAATTAAATACTGATTCAGTAGAAACAGCATCTTCCATTCTATTAATAGTTTCTTGCACCATATTTAAAGTTGCAGGTGATTTATTCCGATTTGTGTATGTAATTGCATGTGGACTATTAAGATCAGAATTAGGAATAATAACAGTATCATCACTAATAACATCACCATCATCAGCACTAATTGTAGTAGCATCACCATTAGCATTACCATCATCAGCACTAAGTGTAGTATCATCACCATTAGCATCACTAGTACCAATTACCTCATCATCACTAATTCCATCAACATCATTAATCACAGATTGGTCACATTCAGTATTACTTTTTCCATTACTACTTACAGGATCAGCTGAAGTTTTAGTAGGAATAGATTCAACAGTAGTAGCATCAGCAGCAGTTGCAGCACTAGTGGCACTAGCAGCTGACACAACAACATCATCAGTACCAATATCAACTGCCGCACCAGCTCCACCACCTACATCAATAGTATCACCATCTGATTGTATAGCACTAAATTGTTTGAGTGTTGGAAATACATTATCATCTTCGAAGTGAGTTTCTTTTTTTGCAGCATCCGAATATGATAAACGTTGTTCTTCGGACATAGAATTATGTTTTGGTTTCGGTTTAGATTTATTCATTACTGGAAACGATGAGGAATCGTCTAGTTTAATTGTCACATTCTTCTTAATTGGTTTAACAAGAGGTTTCATTACAAAATCGGATTCATTATAAGTTGTAGGTAATCTATTAAAATCATTTGTAATGGTATAACTTTTTTCTTTAACATCAGTCATACGAATAAAAAGTTGTCCTTTATATTGTGAATGTGGTGTAATATTATCAATGATTAAATTAGGAGATCCTTGAATATCACGAATAATAAATAAAGTACAAATAACTCCATTAATCATATATTTGGAACGTGAATCTGGATTTTCAATCTTCATTCCCATATAGTTATAAAAGGGAGTAATATCGAAATCACTTGTTGGTGATGAGCGTTTAATTAAAGACATAATAATACTAAAGGCTGCGGAAGACTTTTCTTTAGATTTATATTTTAAATATTGAGGATTATTCTGATTATCATACTTGCCGTATACATTGAATCCTATTAATTTTTCAGGAATTACACGTAAATTAATCAAATTAAAATCAATATCAACAATTACAGTTTGAATATATTTATCTGTTAATTGAACTTTCATTAAATGATTATTTCCTTCACGTGGTTTTTCATAAGATAGAATTTTACATGGAATTTGTTTGTCAAAAATATTATGTAATTCTTCCTCAGTTATCATATTTTATAGGAATTTGTATAGAATGTTAAGAGATGTTATCGCGATAATCTTTATCAAAAAATAGTATAAGTGAGTATTTATTTATTTTCAATTTTTTATAAAAAAAAGAGTGTAATGTGTATATTTACAAAACAGGCCAATGGAATCTCGATTAGACTATACAGTGGTATTAGCCTTTAGGCAATGCATGCAGCTAAGTTTTACGCAATCTGGTGCATTGCTCCCTCAGCTACGGCAGCATCTCCGTCAGTGCCAATAGATTCAGCAGGCACACCGTTTGTGCCAAGTGGCTTCGTGTCGTACGACGGACATTGGAGACTACGACTGTGACTATTCAGCGCTGAAACTGAAATACTCTCAATGTCCATCTCCAGATCACCCCAGCTGCCGGGTTTAGGTTGCATGTCACTATTTTGGTCCGAAGATGCTCCGTTAATGGCCTGAGCCGGAGCTGGAGCCTGAGCCGGAGACGGAGCTGGAGCCGAAGCCGGAACCGGAGCCGGAGCCGGAGCCGGAGCCTGAGCCGGAGCCGGAGCTGGAGCCGAAGCCGGAGCCGGAGCCGGAGCCGGAGCCGGAGCCGGAGCCGGAGCTGGAGCCGGAGCCGGAGCCGGAGCTGGAGCCGGAGCCGGAGCCGGAGCCGGAGCTGGAGCCGGAGCTGGAGCTGGAGCCGAAGCCGGAGCCGGAGCCGGAGCTGGAGCCGGAGCCGGAGCTGGAGCTGGAGCCGAAGCCGAAGCCGAAGCCGAAGCCGAAGCCGGAGCCGGAGCTGGAGCCGAAGCCGGAGCCGAAGCCGGAGCCGGTGTGTCTCCGTCACTGCCAGCACCACCAGCGCCAGAGCCAGCGTCAGCTTGTTCAAGATTCCATGCTTCACTACCGACAGGTTTTTCAAGGTAGATCCCACGAGTCGAGTCGCGTGTCGCTGATGCGTCACCCTGCGCGTCTGCGTGGGAATTCGCATCATCAGTCCCCGTGACTCGATCATGACACTTGCGGCTGCAAAAACGATGTGGCCAATCATCTGGCTTCTGCTTGAAGCAACCTTCGCAGATACAAGAATTGTAACATTGGTTGCAGAGGGTCTTCTCCGATGATGTCAGCAGATCACATCCTGGCCGCTGACACATTTTCGTGAGCCCATATTCTTCGGCATGGCAGGATCCACATGTGCTGTGCCACTTCTCCTTGCAATAGTTACCACAGCCGGGTTTCTGGCATACACCGCGGTCACGACAAGTACGGCAGACTGGATAGCGCACGGGAATCATTTCTGTGCACTCATTTGCTTTACAGTTGTGCAGTGACCGATCAGTGCGGGTCAGCTTTGCACCACCGCCACCATGGCATCCATTACCACATCGCGGATGTGGAGAATTGTTCTTGGCATTCAGCATTGTGCCATGGCTACCGCCACCATCAGATCCAGCAGCTGGACTACGACGAGCAACTCCGAATGTAAAGCGGAGGACAGCCTCTAGTCCATGCTTAGCAGCATCACCAGTGCCATGAATGTAGTAGGTGCTCGGGAACTTTGGGTCCCAAGAAAAATTGGCCCCAGTGGTCTTCTCCAGCTGTTTAACATTCACGCCGCCTTTCCCGATAAATTCACCCAACCTCGAGCGGGGGATCGAAGCCTTAAACATACGGTTACCATAGCGATCCTTAGTCTCGCTGTAGGCACTCGGCTTAGTCTCTTGGTGAAAGAATGGGTTGCTCTGCGCGGTCGGCGGCGCGGTCGGCTGCGCGGTCGTCTGCACAATGACCTTTCTCAAATCGCCAGCCTGAGCACGAGCCTGAGCACGAGCCTGAGCACGAGCCTGAGAGTCTTGAATGCGCTCTGACATAGAGAGTGGCGGCTCCGGAGCCGCAGTCGCAGCCGCAAACTGCTGTTTTTCCTTCTTGGCGCGGATGATGGCTTTCTCAAGAAGTTCATCATCTGTTTGCTGGTCCTTGTGCTCGGCCCTGTGCTCGGCCTCGGCCTTGTGCTCGGCCGTGGGCTTGGCCTTGGCCTTGGTCTTGACCTTGGTCTTGGCCTCGGGCTTGGCCTCATGAGCCGCAACCGCGGCCGCAGCCATCGTCGAAGTCGGATCCGGAGACTCAGCTACCTGCGGAGCCGGAGCCGGAGCTGCATCCGCAGCCGGAGCCGGAGCTGCATCCGCAGCCGGAGCCGGAGCCGGAGCCGGAGCCACGCTCCAGTAAAGAGCAATCTTACTCCGGAAGAGCCGAGGCAATTCAGCTAGCAGGTCACTAGTGGGTGTCTGGAGAGCGAGGTCGACATCCTTCCCATTGATTTGAGCCTCCTCGAATCCAGCGACCGTTGCCTCCTTAACTCCTTCCTGCCTGAGCCACTCCGCCAGTTCGGATGCGTTGAACTTCTTGGGAGACTTGAACATGGTGATGGTTGTCGAGACGAACCTGATGAGGTGTTAGATTATAATTGTATTCTAAGTATTAAAATATATTAACCATTTTTTTTTTCAATTTTTTTTTTATTATATGAAATATAAGGCAATTTGCAGACTATATAAAAAATAAATAGTATAATAATTGGTTAAAGATCCTTCTAAGAAGAGAGTTTATTACATGTAATACAGCTGCATATACATGATGTATATTTCTTACAAATACCACAATATGACGTCGGTCGACAGTGACAATTCATACATATCAGGTTTTGATCAATATAAACCTTACTTAGCTTATCTATACTAGGCTTAAATTTGTCATATATCATAGTATTAAATTCTTGAATATGAAGGGCAGCCCATGGCGTATCATCTCTATGAGATGTACCATAAGTATATCGTACATAAAATTTCTGATTTATATGAAGGATCTTAGAACTCCATTCTTCAAGAACTTCATGAGATATATAGATATAGTCATCGTTAGGCAATTGACCAATTGCCCAACGATTATGAATTTCGGATAATTTAGGCATACGTTTAATTGTTAAAATACTTTCAAAAACATGCACATCACTACTATTATGTTCGGCACTACTGACTAGCATATCACTTTTCTTTTTTTTAGATACATCTTTATGAGAGCGAGTAGGGTGAATATAGTATGTTTGATGGGTAAACATTTTTTTTATATTTATAAACATACAATATTTATATATTAATTTCAATTTTTAAAAAAGAATGAGTGTGGTTATCTATCTCTTTTATAACTGGTGTTTCGGGGGTATATACAACTAAACCTACATCTACTATTTTTTTTCTATTTAAAATTTAAAAAAAACAATATATGTGCAAACTTTATGTGCGTACATTGAAGCGCGATGATACTGTCAACAATTTACAGAACTATTGCCCTGTTGTTCTGCGGTATGCACCTTTTCAGAGGTGCCAATCTTCAGCAGGATGGAAGGTGTTGGGACCAACTCCTCCGGTGAAGGGGATGGAGATCACCCCAATAGACACCAGCATGTGTGTCAACTTCTCGTATCCGTAGGACTTGTAGGGAATCACATGACCGAAGCGCTTGCGGTAGATGCTTTGGAACTTTTCCCCACTGATCGGACTCTCACACAGCAGCGTCTTGACGTTTTCCTGCACCTCGTGGGGCACTGGGATCAGCTGCCCGTGGAAGCCATCACCAACGGCAGCACTGACGTCGTCGACAGCCGCAGGGGCAGCCCTACGCTTCTGGTCCTTTTTGTACGGCTGCACAGTGATGGATGTCGACTTCAGCTGATCGGAGAGTGTGCGCAGGAGTTCCTCGAACACCGTTGGGTCGTTCACGATGACATGTGCGATCTTCGGATGCTGGAGCGACGGGATCCAGATCGTGTACTGTGTCGGATAGAACTTCCGCAGCTTCCCAACGAGATACCTATTGATGTGGGAAGGCGATCCAAGCAGACCGTTCAGATGGATCTCGTACGTTGCCTTCGTCAGCGCCTTTTTAAGGCGCTCCTCATGGAGGGCATCTAAAACCATCGCCGCCTGAGCCGTCGAAAGCAAGGGGATTATGCTCAGAATTTCGGCGAATTTCGCGGCGGTTATGGTGGCCATGGTTCGCTCGGATGTGCTACACTTGGTTTATAATCTCTAAATTAGTAAAGCTTAACAATTTTTTTTTTCAATTTTTTTTTATTTAAATGTATATTTTTACTAAACACACAATTATTAAGAGGTAATCTATAGTAATACATTTTATAGGATTAAAACTATATTTGACTATTCATAGGTAATAATGAATCTTTGTATAAAAAACTTTGATTACTATTTAAATCATAGTAATTAAAGTTTAAAAAAAATCAATCTTTATATAATTAAATATCATCAAATGTATCAGACAATTCATCTGGCATTTTAATCTTTATATTACACCAAAACCCACCATTACCACGACGAGCTTTACCATATTTTTTCTCGAAATATTTTTTAACATCCGTTTTGATAGGACATTTAGTATCCGGATGGTTTTCTCTATACCAATCTTTAAATACGGCATATATTTGGGATGTGGTTGTTTTAATTGCTTTATCATTTAATTTTAATTCTTCAATGTTTTCATCAATAAATGAGCAGTAAATATCACTATCTTTACGATATTCTTTAGTGTATTTTAATACTTCTTCAGGTTCTACTAATCCTTTTGAACTATATATTTTATAGTAATGGATAAGTATACTCATAAATGCCTCTCCCCATTCTTCTAATTTTTCACACAAATAAGGATCCTTTTTAAATTGATGGGGTTGAGTAGGATCATCAACAAATTCACTTTTAAATGGTAGCACACGAAGACGTCTCCATGTACCACCATCATTAGAAGGTATTTTTGGTAACTCATTACAAGTTAACAATAATTTAAATTGAGGTTTAAAAATTACGGGATCTTTATATAATCCACGTGCTTCTATTTTATCACCACCAGTAATTTCTTTCATCAAACCAACATTAATACGGTCTTGTTCTTCTGGTTCTTGCATAACACCAAAACGTTTACCTTGAGTTTTAGCAATTTCGGGTGACGCAGCACTTGAACTACCACGAGATCTTGTTAATAAGGAAATTGGCAATTTTGTACAATAATCACCAAAAATTTGTTCGAAAAATTCAACAGTTAATGATTTACCATTTGAACCTGTACCAGTCCAAATAATAAATTTTTCATCTGCAATTTGACCATCTAAATAACTGGCCATTGATGTTAATAGATAATCAAATAATTCTGCATCAGGTTGAATCTTTCTAAATAGTTCCATTACATTTCCAATATTCACATTATTTTCATCATATTCCATATAATTAATGCCAGTTGTAAATGAAACATAATCATTTGGAGATCCAGGTCTAAATACTTGATTTTTCAAATCATAAATACCATTTTCAAAACCCATTAGATAAATATTACTATCTAATTTTGCTGTAAATGTTTTATCATATAAAAGTTCTTTACACTCAGTCATGATATCATCTTTATATTTACGTGTTCTCAATTGTTTAATCATATCAATACAATGTTTTGCACCTTCACGTAATTTATCGTCATGATTATGCGTTTCTTCAACTAAAAGCCATTGTGCAGCAGATGAAAATTCATCTGCAATTTCAGATGAAATTAGTTTGCGCAAACAATGACCTTTTTCACTTTGAGCCCACCGAATACCATTAAATTCATACCATGAATCATATTTTAAAGATGCACATACATAAGTATGTTTATAATTCATTTCTACAATTTTAGCAATATCATAATGAGTACATTTTTCACCCTTTTTTAACATTCCTAGTAAATAATTATTAACTTTTTGTTGCAGAAAATTAGAATATCCTGTAATATTATCTATTTTTGCCCAGTAATATATAGTACCAATTGTAAATCCTTCTGATCTAAAGGTACTCCATAATTGTTCACATTTACCTTCCTCGTATTTTTCAGATAACTTACTAAATTCAATCCATTCAGTTAGTAAACGATGGTCAATATTATGCAAACACCAACCTAGTTCAATCCATTGATTATAATTATTAGCCCTTGTTTTATCTAAAAGCTTTAAAACTGATTGAACATCATTAATCACATCTTGATCTGCTTTATTCTTAACTAGTGGGAAAGGATTATTTTTCTTTTTTTCTGCAATTTTGGTTAACTTATCCTTCATTTTTTGAACTGTTTCTAGATGTTCATCTTGAATTTTTGAAATCTTATTTTTTCTACGAATACTAAATAATTTGGGTAAATCACATGGATTGAATGTTTGCAAAGGAATCTCATTTAGTTGTGAATCAAATATGCGAGTTAATTTATATGGCTCAGACGATGATTTAGAACTACCATACATTAACCAGCCATTTTTATAAATAACAGATTTATCAAAAACATCTTCTAAAGTATTTTTTAAATCTAAATGTTTAAATGTTTGATTATCATGATACATTTTAATAATATTCTCTCTGATAACATACTGTACATCCGGATATGTATGAATATGTGGGTACATAATATGGATTCCATCTTTTACAAATGATTTATCACAAGAAACTTTTTTTTTCTCAAAAATAAAACATTTTAAATCTTTATCAGATACCTTAAGATATTTTTTAATTATTGTATTATATGATTTTGCCAACGTAATAATATCTATATCTTTGTATTGTTTTTGAATTTTCTCTTTACTGAAACGCATATCAATGTCAATTACAATTGGTCCAGTTTCTTTATGGACTTCAATTACATGTAATTTTTCATTTTTTAGAAATGCTTTATTATATTCTGTAAAGAATTCGTCTGATTTATTATCTGGAATAATATATTTCCCACCAGTTATGTATAAGTGTGTATTATTACTATTGGTTGTATTTTTAAATTTTAATAAATATTTACTAAAATCATTCATAATATAATTAGTAATATTTTGATTTTAAGTAATTTATTTAATTAAATTAAATTAGAAGAATCAATTTTTATGTAATATTATAAATATTATCTTATATAATTTCAGTTTTTATATTAATATAAGGATTATATTAGTATAGGGTATATAATGTCGTCTTTCAGAAATAAAAGAATACAATCCGATATTAAAAATCTATATAATAATCCCATTGAGAATGTATTTTTTCATGTTAATGAAGATGATATGGCAAATCTACAATTCATGATAATTGGACCAGAAGACACACCATATCATTTAGGATTTTTTATATTTGATCTAATAATACCAGAAAAGTATCCTTTTTACCCACCTAAAGTAAAATTTTTATCAACAAACGGAGAAATTCGATTTCATCCATTTTTATATGAAAATGGTAAAGTATGTTTATCTCTACTTAATACTTGGGCGGGTCCACAATGGACTAGTGCACAAACATTGCATTCTATTATTGTATCAATACAAAGCATTTTTACAAATAAAGCTTTACGAGATGAACCAGGACATACATATGATTCTAATTCATTAGTTAATATATATAATAATATAATTGAATTTCATACATTGCAATATAGTATTTTAACACAAATTCAAAAAAAAATATTCCCAGTCTTTTATGATGATCAAATCGCATTATTTTCAAAAAATTATAAATTTTTATCAAAAAAAATAAATAATTTAATTATTAATACTCCACATAAAATACCTAGTTTATTTAAAACACGAAATTCTTTATTAAATATAGAATATTCTTACGATAAAACTAAATGGACCTATTATTGTATTATTTTTGGATATGAAACTGATAACATTTTATATGAAATAATAACAAAATTAGATTCTTTTAAAATAAATGTAATACATCCGGTACTTTTATCTAATAATGAAACAGTTTATATTAAAATAAAAAATTATACAATTTTTGCGCCATATCCATTTATAAATATGAATACAGATTTTAATTATAAATTAATACATAAAAAATTGAAGTATTTAAAAACAAAAATATAATATATAATATACATAATATATATTATGAAATTTTGTCCTAACTGTAGTACGTTGTTACGTATTGTTGATAATATAGATGAAATTTATACTCAAACTGGTGGTAATAAAATTACAAACTTAATTGAGTCAATTTTAGAAGACAAACAAAATTTAAAAGAATTACTTTTAAATATAGATATTAATACCATTACAACAAGTAATGAATATAAACAATTATCATTAGAAAATCAAGAAATTATATATAACAAAATTCAAGAATTACTTCCAAAATCACAAAAAAAAATTAATCAAAAGAAAAAAAATACAAATGAATCTTCAAAAAATATATTTTATATGTGTTTAGATTGTTCTTATTATAGTAAATTAGAACCAACTAGCTTAATTTATAGTGAAACAAAAAATAAAAAAGATACAAATATTATAGATTTTTCATATATGGTTAATAATCCTATACTTCCTCGTACAACTGAATTTACGTGTATAAACAGTGATTGTACATCACATCAAGATGGTGGATTAGCTGTGTATTTTCGACATAATAATAAAGTAATACATATATGTGAAACATGTAAATATCAATGGTCTTAATATAAAAACTGAAAATAATTATTATAATATATAAAAAAATACTAATATTATATATTATAATAATGGATTCTGAACAACTTACATTATCTGATAATGACATTAATAGTGAAAATTTAGATAATAAAAATATTGGATTATTAAATAATCAATCTAACAATGATTCGGAAAATGATTCGGATGAGTTAAATAATATATCTGATGATTCAGATGATCAAAATGATTTAGATGATTTAGATGAATTAGATAATCCAAATGATTCAGATGATTTAGACGATTCAGATGATTCAAATAATTCAGATGATTCAGATGATTTAGATGATAGTAAATCTGAGTTGTTAAATTATCAGTCCCAAATAGATCAAGATGATAATAAAAATACGTTAAAAAAGGTTCCAAATGAAAAAAGAATTACAAATCCAGTATTAACCAAATATGAATTTAATCGTATTTATGGTTTAAGATTAAAACATATTACAAGTGGAAGTAAATTATTAATATCAGTATCTGATAAATTATCTATTGAACAACAAGTACAAAAAGAAATTTATGAAAAAAAAACACCATTTATTATTAGAAGAAACCTACCAAATAATTATTATGAAGATTGGAAATTAAATGAATTATTTATTCCAGATGTATTATTTATTTAATTCATATGATATTTTATATGACATATTTAACAATTCAATATTAAATTCTGATTTTTTTAATAATTTATAATATGAATTAGTAATAATTTTAATTATTATTGATTTTTTTTTATCATCGATTTCATTATCATATATAATTTTATCAAAAATTTGATTTAAAATTTTATAGTTTGAATAACTATTATAATATAAATTTTGACAAAATGTATCTATTTCTAAATGATTATTATTTTTAATTATTTTAATATAATTATTTAAATCATCATCATTAATTATACCAATAATATAACTAATTGCTTTTTTTGTTATATTTTTATTATATATCTGTGATACAGATTGTAATATTGTAATTGCTCTTCTTAAATCTCCGTTTGAAATACTATTTATATAAGTTAAAATATTTGTTTTTATATTGATATTTTCTTTGTTTGCTATATTTTTCAATATAGATATTATAGATTGTTTATTTAATGGATAAAATCTAAATTTATTACATCTTGATATCAATGGTTCAATTATTTTATCTATATAATTACATATAATACAAAATCTGGTTATTGATGAATATTTCTCTATAATATGTCTTAAAATAGATTGAGCTTCAATTGTCATTGAATCTGCTTCATCTAAAATTATTAATTTAAAATTAATTTTATTATTAATTGTTTTTTGAGAAAAAGCTTGTACTTTACTTCTAATTATATTAATACCTCTTTCATCAGATGCATTCAACTCTAATACATATTTTTTATAATTCTCATTAGGATAAATTTCTTTTGCAGCTGCTAAAATTGCAGATGTTTTTCCTGTTCCAGGTGGTCCATAAAATAGTAAATGTGATAAATTATTATTTGTTATAGATTTTTTTAAGGTTTCTATCACAGTTTCTTGATAGATAATATCATTTATCGTCATTGGTCTATATTTTTCTATCCATGGTAAATCTCTATTCCATTTTTTTTCGTAAATTTTATCTGAAAACATTATTAATTTATATAATAATGTTTTCTTAAAATATTATTAATTGCTATATGCTAGCCCAGCCATTCCACCACTAATTTTTAAAACATTATAATTCGTTGCAAAAATATTTGCATTATAATTTATTGAATCATTATTTGAAAAAGTTAAATTTAATATAGAATTATCAATTCGACTATAATTACATGTACCAGTTGGTTGATACTCTTCTGGTCTTAATGAAAATGAATAAACATATATTTGTTTACTAGGTATTCTACTATGTCTTATATATGTCTGAACCAATCTAAAAAAATCTGCTGATTGACTTGCAAATCTGTCTGAACCATTCATTTGTAAAAGTGCTTTATCAAATGTATCATTAAATCCATGAAGTGTTCCAATTATTTTACTAAAATTAAACCAATCATTACCATATGATAAAACTTGATCACATGCACAAGGATCCATTTTAAATTCATCAACATCACTCCTTCTTAAAAACCAAATTAGTTCTTTAACAGGATGATTAAAAGAAATTGGTATATTTACATTAGATGATGTATTAAAATTATGATTACGTAAAGTTTGTACTTGTTCAATTAAATATTCATGACTATTTTGAGCAAACTTTTTTCTTTCATCACTATCTAAAAATATATAATCTGCTAATAAACACATATTAATATAATCATTATTTGAAATTTTACTACCATCACTAGATATATAACATTCATTAAATGGTCTTAATTTAATATTTAACTCAACATCATGATACTGTAAAGCAACAAGTGGTAATGCAACCCCGATATTACGACAAAACCAAAAATTAAGAGGTACATATAACTGTAATGGACCTTTGAATTTCTCTTTATTCATAGTTGTTAATCCATCTGTTATTTTTCCAATCATTTCAAAATATCCGGTTCTTTTCTCTTCATTCTGTGTTAATTCACCCCATACTTCCATCCATTCACCGTAATGTTTATCTATTAGCAGTCCACCTATTTTTATTTCAACCTCACTAATAATTGCATGTCCAATTGCGTTTATCCAATGTCTACTAATATTATTATTGCAATCTTGTTCTAATTGTTTTAAATTTATTTTTAAATATAAATTTGATAATAAATCGCCTTTATGATTGATAATGCAATTTATTGTACTGCCGAAATCTACTTTATTAGTAAAAACTTGTTCAATTGTTTCAATTGAAAAATTAGTGTGTCTACGATATACAGTTTTAAAAAATGTTATTTCGGGTTTACTTATTAAATAAGCATCTTGTGCTCCCTTTGCAACTAATTGTAATATAGCACCACCCATATATATTTATATAAATATAAATAATATATTCATAAAACAAATATCTATTTAATTATATATATGAATTCATATCAGGATTTATTAGTTAATTCTATAACAGTTTTAAGTTCTGCAAATTCAACCAATACTTGTACTGGTGCAGTAACTATTAATGGTGGTGTTGGTATAAAAGGTAATCTATATGTTGGTGGAAATATCGTAGGTAATTTTGTAGATTGCAACAATGGTTGTAATAATACATGTAATTTTACATCTGTTAATTCTAATATATTACCATCAGTTAATAATTGCTTTAATATTGGTTCTTCATCAAAAATATGGAATGAGATTTATGGTAATCTCTTAGCAATAAATTCTATTAAGAATTCACTTATGCCAAATACTTCAAATTGTTTAAATATAGGTAGTTCTAGTGTAAAATGGAAGTCATTATATTTATCTGATACAATATTTGCACCAACACTTAATGTAAATAATATAGAATCTTCCTCAGAAATATCAATTAATACAGATATTTGCATTAATGGCAATTTAAATGTGACCGGAACAATAACTTCTGATTGTGATAATAATTGTAATAATAATGGCAATAATTGTAATAATAATTGTAATAATACATTTAATTACAATATTATTCCAGCTTGTACAAATACATTTAGTATTGGAGAAACATCCAAAAGATGGAAAAATATATACTTAAGTGAAGAATTACATATAGGTGTTAATAATGATTTCTTTGTTGTTAATTCTGTTAATAAAATTGTTAACATTAATGGATCAGGTAATGTAAATAACTTATATGGAAATTCACTTGATATTAATTATACTGGATGTGTTAATCAAGATGCACATTTATTAAAACTAAATCATATTTCAGGATCATATAGTGGTTCAAAAATACAATTTCAATTAGATAATATTGAATCCTGTAATATTGGAGCTAATTATATAAATTCTAAACATACGTGCGTTGTTTCAGTAAATAATAATAATCAAATGGAAAATAAACTCCTAATTGATAAAGATCAAATTAATATTACAAATAATTTACTTGTAAATAATAATATTAAATATGATAAAAACTTAATTCATTCATTAAATCTAGAAGTATTTCAAAATGATACAATTGATACTGATACTACATTTAGTGAGATAACAATCAATGAAGATTACAAAGAAATTAATTTCTGTTATGATAAAAATTGTTTAGAAATTGGACATATTAAATATTTTGTTGTTTCTGATATACAAGTTAGCAATTGTTCTTGTGATACTCCTCATTATAAAATTTTAATAAATGATTTAGTTGGTGGCAATGCTTTAATTTTATCTTCTATTGGTCAATCTGTTGGATTAATATGGACGAATTCTCAAAAATGGTTGTGTTTTTCAGGAAATGCAATAATCATTGTTTAATTATATAATAATTTCTTTATTAAATATATATGATTCAAGGAATAATAAATATGATTGGTGGAGCAGGAACAGGAACACATAATAATAGAGTTCGTGCACCTGCAGATGATACTGGTGTACTAATTTTAGATTTACAATCTGTTATTACTTACGGTACTAATGGAGAAAGAGTTTTAAGAGATAAAAGTAATCCTAAGTTTTTAAATGACTTGTTTACGTCATTAGATGAAATATCATCACGGCCAGCGGCACCGGCAGCGGCACCGGCAACGGCAGCTCAAAAAGATCAAATGAAAAAAGTAATAATATTAAGTGATGGATTAAAATTAACAGATTTCATTAATTTGTTACGAAAAGAAGGGTTAAATACTGCTGCAGGTCATGTACAAAATATCTGTGAAGAAGATAATACATACCATGTTTATACATCAATTAGTAACAAATATTCCAAATTAGTCAAAATATTACAACTATATACACGTATGTTAAGTGCGGTAGGCCCAGCAGATAATAGTATATTATATTTATCAAGATTATATAGCAGTAATAAAAGTGCACAAGATGACAATATTAAAAAGCTTGTAAAAACACGCGTTGGAAATGATAATAATTTTAAAGTAGACTCTGTAGATAATCCAGCTAATATACCAGATTACAAAGGAAATATGGTAGATCGTGTATATAATATAAAATCAATTAAAGAACTATATGAAATGCCTCAATATGCTAACCCATTTATAATGAGTGAAGAGCATTATAAATCTATGATACGAAAAATTGATATTGATTATGATTTAGACGGAACTAAATTTACCGATAGCGGTGCTATTACAGGGGAATTACAAAGATTATTACCATCCGTATAATATGACAAAAGTGAAAAAAAATTAACTAATCAATAGAAGAAGATCAATTAAAATATACTTTACAAAATGATAGTGAGTTGATTAAATATTTACCATTAATAATTAAATTATTTTAAAATATATATATATATATATATGTTAAAAAATTTGTATAATTTTATTGGTGGTGCTATACCACCATCCGATAATATAGTACGTGTTGGTTCTGCAAATACTACTGCCGCAATAATTTTAGATCTACAATCAGTTCTTACTTATGGAACAAATGGAAATATTGTGGTAAGACCTGAAAAAGAAGATTTTTTAGATGAAATA